GTTCCAACCACATTGTCAGAATCCGTAGGATACATGTCATTGTTTTTTATTGGTCCATCCTTCAATCTTCCATGCGTTTGAGACAATGGTAAATTAAATAATCCATATGGTTCTCCATTGGCATATCCAGTCTCTTCATTAACTACATATCCATTTTTCCAAACTTCTTCCATTATATGTTCATAATCATCAACATATATTGTGTTGTTGCTCATAGCCCGCCAATTTGGCACATTTCCGTTTGCCCAATTTTTAGCTCTTAAATATAAGATGTCATCAGGATCTCCAATAGCAATTTCCGCACTTCTTCTTACATTTCCAGCCACCACTATACTTCCAATAATATTACAAATATCTAACACATCCACACTTCTTAATTTTTTTCCTTCACGACTCTGAAAAATATTTTTTATTTTTTCAATACCTTCTACTAAAATCGCCGGACCACTCGCTTTTCCTCCAAATCCATTGATGGGTTCACCTGCTCCACGAATAAGTATAGTTGAATATGTAAATGATTTTCCAGTTTCGTAAAATGAGTTTAAAACATATTCTAACAACTTTACCCAACCTTCACGGGTATCTGGAACAATAAAATCAGCATCTTTGGTGGCTTTGTGAATAACGCTTACTCCTTTTTTAACTTTAGGAAGTTCATGAACATCTTCACGTCGAATGCTGTATCCCACGCCACCACCGAGCATTAAATTTTCAAACAAAAACGTAAAAGCTTTTGGTTCATTCATGCTTACATACCAGCAATTTAATAAACTGTTAGCGCCAAATCTATCTACTGTGGATGTGCCTAATTGCCACAACATACGTCCGGCAAAATTACATTTCAAATTAAAAATTAAATCAAACAATTTTTGAGCTTCTTCTTTTGAATAATTTGCTCCAATTTTCTGAGCGCCATTTATACATCGAGCCACTGTTTCATACCACTCTTCAGTTTCTCCATTTTCTTTTGTTCGAGCATAAGTTCTCTTATAAACTATATATCCCAATCCGTTGAATCCCCAATTCGGTTGTTTGCCTTTATATTTTTCCAAAAAATCTTTTTCAATAATTTCATTCATAAACATTACATCTGTAAAAAATAAGTATTTATTTTTTTCTTTAACTTTAAAAATACTTAAAAATTTTAAAAATAAATTCCTGCGTTTTTTATTTTTTAATACTATACACTTTAATCTTCACTGTCTTCTTCATTCATATGAGATTTCCATTTATTCGATAATAATTTTTTAACTACATTTTCACCTTCATTCATTTCTTGGATAGCAGCAATTCCTTCTCTGGATTTTTCATCAAAAATCTGAATTTCGCCGCAGCCCGCATTCATTCGACTTGGGAATGTAAGTCCATCAGGACCAAATCGATTCTTGATAATATGAAATCTGGCCGTGTTACTCACTTTGTCATTTACTTTTCTAGAAAGGCTCATCACAAAATCTGCGGTCATTATCTTTCTGTAACTGTCGCTGATATTGTTTGCTTGAATGATGTCTTCATCCATAGCCGCACGATTACTTTGGCTCGCTGTCCAAATCGGTATTTGTAATTCGCCTGCCACACTTCTTAGTTCTTCATAAATTCCTCCTGCTTCACTATAGCTGTTGGAATTTTTATCAGATGATGTGGGTTTTAAAATATCCGCATAGTCTACAATAATCATATCAATTTTTGTTCCCAAAGTCTGAATTCTTTCGGTGTGCATCTTTAAACTATGTGCGCTTACTGTTTTTAACGGAAAATATTTTATTATCAATTTTCCGGGAACATTTGAAATTTTTTGTTTAACAATATCTACATTGTTTCTAATATTTTGAAAATCTATTCCTGTAAAACAACTGTCGTATCTAAGTCCCACATAATTTTCGTTTAATTCCAATGTAAAATGTAAAACGTTTTTACCATGTTTCATTGCTTCCGTTCCAATTTTTGCGAGGACCCAGCTCTTGCCCGAGCCCGCGCACGCGGTGATCACCCCTAATTCTCCTGAAGCCAATCCGCCATCCATTATGGTGTCAATAACATCCCACGGAGTTTTCATGGTATTTCTCGCCATTACACTCATACGATTATCTATATCAGTCATATAATCGTGACCAATATTTCTTTCCATGCCGGCCTTTAACGCGTCTTGAACAACGTGAGAAATTTTATCATATTGACCGCCTTTAATTAAATCAACGCTGCTGAGAATAGCGCTTTTCATCTTTTGATTTTTACAAAACTCTAAATACTGCTCTTTTACATACTTTATGTCACTTTCACTTATTTTTTGATATACTAATTTTAGTTGATCTATTACAGATTTTTTAAGTAATTCGGTTTCAATTGTATCAACTTGAACCTTGAAAGTCGTCATTGTAGGCAAATCTTTGTATTTTAAAAAATATTCAACGATGGTCTTTACTATCCACTGATGGGCATCCATTTCAAAACTATTAAAATCTACAATGTCACATATTCTTTCCAAAAAACTTTTGTCGCTCAAAAGACTTGATATACACTTTATTTGAAATTCATTTCCGTATTTTTTAAGATTATCTATTATTTGTTTTTCCATATGAGATTGTCAATATGTAATGACAATATTATTATAAAAACAAAAACTCAACATCTTTTATCTCGATTTACTATTTATAGTTGAAATCGGATGTATGTTCCGCTTTCTACAAAAAGAAAGAAATTTTATGAATTATTACTACAATACTGTAGATGTAAATATCCTTGTTAATGGCCATTCTGTTGCCTATTACTATAAAGATGGAAAAACTTATATAGAAGCAAAAGATGGAAGTGAATACGAAATTCAAATAAAAAACAAAGATTTTAACCGAATCCTAGCCGTAGCAAGTGTGGATGGCCTAAGTGTTCTTACAGGATTACCAGCTTCAACCGAAGATGGTGGTTATGTAATAAATCCACACGATTCATTTAAAATTAAAGGATTTCGATACAGTGACGAAAAAGTGGGTGCATTTAAATTTGTAAACAAAAATAATTCTTACGCGTCAGAACAACTATCTTCTGAAAACTGTGGCGTCATAGGAGTGGTAATTTTTAACGACGCATCGGCCTATACTCAAACCGTCACCAAAACTTTTATTGATAAATCATTTTTACCACCTTCTTTATCATCTGAACCGTTCTATTGTTCTCTTACAAAAGACATGTCGCACTCAAATAATTTAACTGATAATATGCAAGTAAATTGCCAGTTTGATATGGGTTCCGGTTGGGGGTCTTCAAAAGAAAGTAAAGTAACCTCTACAAAATTCGAACGGGGATATATAATTCATTCGTTTGATTTTTATTACGCTTCTAGAAATGCTTTAATTGATATGGGAGTGATAGAAAATTCTGTTCCTAAAATTGCATTTCCTAAAAGTTTTAAACACTACGCGACACCGCCTAAAAATTGGAAATGTTAAGTAATAACTCCGACAAATGTGGTCGGAGTTTATTTTACAAAATTATCCAATTTAACAAACACTTCGCTAAGCCACACGTTTGCGTTTGGAATGTTATTCCAAATTTTATCTTCTCGCATTAAACCTACAAATTGCATTCGATTCAATCGAGAAGATTGAGAGTCTATTATTTCATTTATTCTCAATTGAGTGAAACTTTGAATTTGAGTGTCATTTAATTGCATCAGATCATAATTTCTTTGCACCAAAGGTTTATTTTCAAGTATAGTATCATGCAACTTATATTTTCCCTTATGAGTTTCACAATAATTAAAAATTTCATCTAAACTATACTTATGGTGATCTTCAAATATAGGGAAACATTTTTTAATAGTTTTCAACCCAGCACCATATATTCCATCAATATTATCGCTTACATCGCCTTCTAATACTCTATAATTTATAAAATTTTCACAACTTATACCATATTCTGACAAGATTTCTGAACAGCCATAGAGTTTTTTCTTAGTAGAACTCCAAATTTTAATTCTATTACTTGCTAATTGAAGAAAATCTTTATCAGATGACATTATTGTAATATTGCTATTTTTAAATTTATCTAAAGCTAAATACGCAATTACATCGTCTGCCTCGACATTATCTATAGACATCACGGTTAGTGGTAAATTATTCAAATAATCAACCGTTCTAATTAACTGTTTTTTTAAACTTTTTTCTTCGTCATCTGCGTTAGAATTATCCAAATACGTGCGATTTATTCTGATCTTGGTTATTCGTTTGTTTTTGTAATCAGGATAAATTTTTCTTCTTTTTTGACTTCCACCTACTCCATCAAAAACAATCACACATTTTGTAGGATTAAAAAGTTTGATGGCATATCCGATACTTTTTAAAAAACCGGATATGCCACCAGTATGTATTCCATCTGCGTTCATATAAGGAGACACGCAGAAACTTTTTATGAAAGTATTTAATCCGTCAATTATTAATATATCAGACAATTGATCTTTCTTCAATTCTTCTGGTTTATTTTCTTCAGATTTATTTATATTCTCAAATAAAGAATATAACTTTTTCTTTTCTGACGAATTAATACTTTCCATTTATTCTCCTTCGGCTGCGTCTTCATCAGTATCTACTACTGCATCATCCACAATTATACTATTTGGATCTTTATATTTCATTATTACAGATTCACAGATTTTTTGATATAATTCATCCTTAAATGAAGTATCTTTGGTCATCATTTCTACTAAGTCTTTAGATTGAAATTGAATTTCTTCTCCGTTTAACTTGGTATATTTATAATATGCGCCAGACTGTTTAACTATATTTTGTTCTTTTAATACTTTTAACCAACTTGCATAATCTGCAATACCGCTATCAAAATATATATCAAAATTTGCTTGTCTCTGAGGCGGACCCATTCTGTTTTTAACGACTTGAGCTTTACATTCATTGCCAATTACTTCTTCGCCTTTTTTTAATTTTCCAGTATTATTTAATCTAACTCTAACTGAACAATGATATGCTAACGCCTTGCCTCCCGAAACGGTATAGCGGTCCCCGAATGCCATTGCATTCAAATTTTGTCTTAATTGATTTGTAAATACAATTAATACTTTCTGTCTACCAATCATGTTGGTGATTTTTCTCATCGCTTTACTTATAATAATAGACTTGGTGGTAGCAAATCCATCTTTTCCATGTTCACTTTCTTGTTCTGTTTTGGTAGATGCTGCTGCCACGGAATCTACTATAATTGTTAGAATTCTATCTTTGTTACTTTTTCTAACAACTGATATAAGTTTCTCCATCTGTTCAAAAATATCTTCGACTGTTTCACATGGAGAGTATGGAAGATTTTTTAAATCTACACCTAAACTTTTCCAGAACTCAGGAGCGGCAGCATTTTCGGTGTCAATGACTACAGCTATTCCGCCTTTTTTTTGTGTGTTCGCAACAATGTGAGCCGAGATCAAACTTTTTCCTGTACCCTCAAGCCCATTAAATTCAATCATGCGGCCTACAGGCAATCCTCCGTTTGGACGATTGCTTATTGCCAAATCGAGTAAAGATGAACCTGTGGAAATCCAGTCTGATATTGTAGACGGATCTTCTTGATCATCTAAAAAATATACTTTCTTTCCTTCTTTTGAATCCTTATTTAATACATCTGCCAATTCAGAGACTAATTCATCTCTATCTTGTTTAGATTCAATTGTTGCATTTTTTGTGCTTTTATTTTTTGCCATAAAACTCCTTCTGATAAGGGGAGAGGCGAACTATTCGCCTCTCCCCGTTAATATTTACCAATTATATTAAGAATTGAACAAATTGTCAAATGCTTTGGTTACATCTTCGACATTTGATTTTGCGACAGTCGCACTAGGCGATTTGTTGGTAGGATTTTTAGCTACTTCAACAGCAGCAGTTTCTACTTCATCAACTGTAGGAACAGATTCTTCGTTACCTGAATTTTCTGTATCATTTGATGCCAACCAGGCTTCCATAACTGCCTTGAGTTCGTCATAGCTCAACTCAGGAAACACTTCTAAAAGATTTGGTTGATTGCTAATCATAGAAACTAAATCTTTATTATTTGGATCAACTGCCGGTGAAACATTGGGTTTAACTCTGATTCCTGTTTCAGGATATTGTTTTCCTGTCTCTACTGCCGTCTTAAACTCAACGACCACATCACGACCCTTAACCAAGTCGGTAATATCACCAAAGTCTGGATCTGCAATAATTGCCAAAATTTCTTGATATACATTCTTACCAAATCCCCAAAACTTTACGCCTTCGGATTCTTGACCACGAACAATTACTGGTGCGAAGGTTCGCATCTTGGGTTCAATCTTACGACCAAACTTCCATTCTTCCTTATCTCCGCTTCTCTTTAATTTATTGGAGAATTCCACAATCGGATCAGGTCTGTTGAACGAATCTGGACTCAAATAAGTCTTTCCATTAAGACCATAATGAAACTTTAATTCGATGAATGGGTTTTCTGTATTGTGCTTATATGGAACAATTCGGATAACTTGTTTGCCAGGAGCTGGCTTCCATATTAAGTTGCTTTTACCATTGTTTGAAAATGAGTTCAAACGACTCTTGATTTTTTCTAGATTAATTGCCATAATTTTTAATTAGTTAATTAGTTAAATAAGTTAATTGTTTTAACCACTCAGTTAATTGTTAATCTTATTATTACTAATAAGTATCATGGTAAACTGAAAAACCACCGTTACAACTTATTTTAAGTTAAAAATTAATTATATTCTTACAATATCAATCAATTCCAAATCAATCGTTCGATATCCCACATCGTCAGTTATGATCAATGTATTTTTAAATAAATTCCAGTCTATTTGATAATTTCTATCTAATTTTCCGTTGTTTTCTTCTTCAATGATTTTATTCAAAGCATTCAACGTATATAGAGTATTAGTTTGTTTTTTTCTATGAATTGAAATTGTAAAAGGAAATTTGTTAAATACGTCTTTGGTTAAAATATTATACGTCAAAATTATAGAATTTTCTTTAGATTTATCTTTAAATATAAAAAACCTCTTGTCCGATAAAGTATAAAAGTTTTTTATAGTTGTTATTAACTGCCCAAACTCTTTATTATTAGAAAATGTACACAATAGTTGAATTTTCATTTTCTAATTAAAAAAGTATTTTTAGATTCATCAAAAAATTGGACACCAATTAATTCACCATCTTGATCATACCAACTGTTGCCTTTTTTGTAAAAATTAAGCATCTTTGCCTCTCTAATCGTATAAATCGTTGATTCAGTAGTTAAAATTTTTTCAACGTATTTTTCTTGTGCTCTTTTTGTTTCTTTATCTACCGTAGTTGATGTTGGAACTGCTAGTGCGGGAGCAGGCGTGGCTGGCGC